GGCCAAGGAGGCCGGGCGGCTGGTGCTGCACGAGGATGGCAGCATCGATGCCGAGGCGTCTGACAAACGACGCGCCGAGACGACCGACCCGTCCAAGACCAGGAAGGCTCCTGCGCCAAAGTTGAAGCCGGTGCCCGAAGCGGCGGTCTCCGCAGTTGGTGAGACCCTGCGCGAGGAAGGGTTGCCGAGCCCGGGCGGCGGTGGCACGACCTTCCTGCAGGCGAAGACCGCCAACGAGGTGATGAAGGCGCAGGAGCGGCGGCTGCGGCTGCAAAGGCTCAAGGGCGAGCTGGTCGACCGGGCCCGAGCGGAAACGCTGATGTTCCGGCTGGCACGGGACGAGCGCGATGCCTGGGTGACATGGCCTGCGCGGGTCGCGGCGCTGATGGCGTCGGAACTGACCGCGGCGCTCGGGGCCGGCTACGAGGTCGAGGCCGCGGTGATGCAGAAGGTCCTGGAAGCCCATGTCCGCGCGCAACTCGACAGCCTCGCCGATATCCAGCCCCGGCTTGGGTGACGATGTTGCCGAATTCGACGGTGCGACGGACCTGATCCGTGCTTGGTCGCGGGGCATCCGGCCCGACCCGAACCTGACTGTGTCGGAATGGGCCGACCGGCATCGCTGGCTGTCCTCGCGCGCCTCGGCCGAGCCGGGGCGCTACCGCACCGCGCGCACGCCTTACATGCGCGAGATCATGGATGCGCTGTCGCCCGGCAGCCCGCACCAGCGGGTGGTGTTCATGAAGGCCGCGCAGGTCGGCGCGACGGAGGCGGGAAACTGTTTCATCGGCTTTGTGATGCACCACGCGCCGGGTCCGATGCTGGCGGTCCAGCCGACGGTGGAGCTGGCCAAGCGCAACTCGCGCCAGCGGATCGATCCGCTGATCGAGGAAAGCCCGGAGCTGCGCGAACGGATCAAACCGGCCCGGTCGCGCGACGCGGGCAACACCATGCTGTCGAAAGAATTCGCGGGCGGCATTCTGATCATGACCGGGGCCAACTCGGCCGTCGGGCTGCGCTCGACCCCGGCGCGTTACATCTTTCTCGACGAGGTCGATGCTTATCCCGCCTCGGCCGACGAGGAAGGCGATCCGGTCAGCCTCGCTGAGGCGCGCTCGCTGACTTTCGCGCACCGGCGCAAGGTGTTTCTGGTCTCGACGCCGACGATCCGGGGGCTTAGCCGGATCGAGCGGGAGTTCGAGGCTAGCGACCAGCGGCGCTATCATGTGCCGTGCCCGCATTGCGACCATGTGCAATGGCTGAAGTTCGAGAAGCTCCGTTGGGACAAGGGCCAGCCGGAGAACGCCGAATATCACTGCGAGGGCTGCGACACACCTATCGCCGAGCACCACAAGACGGCCATGCTGGAGGCAGGCGAATGGCGGGCGACCGCCGAGCCTGAAGATCCCGGCACCGTCGGCTATCATCTCTCGGCGCTCTACTCGCCGGTGGGCTGGCTCGGCTGGGCGCGGATCGCGCGGGCGCATGAAGCGGCCCGAGGCAGCGACGAGGCGATGCGGGCGTTCCGCAACACCGTGCTTGGCGAGACCTGGATGGAGACCGGCGAGGCCCCGGACTGGCAGCGGCTGGCGGAGCGGCGCGAGGCGTGGGCGTCGGGCACCGTGCCCGCGGGCGGTCTGTTCCTCACCGCGGGCGCGGATGTGCAGAAGGACCGGATCGAGGTCGATGTCTGGGCGTGGGGCCGCGGGCTGGAAAGCTGGCTGGTCGATCACATCATTATCGAGGGCGGGCCGGGTGACCCAGATTGCTGGCAGACGCTGACGGATCTGCTGGGCCGGACATGGGCGCATGCCTCTGGCCAGCACCTGACCATCGCGCGGTTCGCGATCGACTCCGGGTTCGAGACCAGCGCGGTTTACGGATGGGCACGGCAGGTGGGATTTGCGCAGGTGGCCCCGGTCAAGGGGCTCGAGGGCTTCAACCGGGCAAGCCCGGTGACGGGTCCGACCTATGTCGACGCAACGGTGGGCGGGAAGCGCTTGCGGCGCGGCGCGCGGCTGTGGAGTGTGGCGACCTCGACCTTCAAGGCCGAGACATATCGCTTTCTGAGGCAGGAGCGGCCGACGGTGGAGGATATCGAGGCCGGGGCATCCTTCCCGGCGGGAACCGTCCACCTGCCGTCATGGGCGGACGCCGAATGGCTGAAACAGCTGACGGCCGAACAACTGGTGACCGTCAAAAGCAGGCGGGGGTTCACCAAGCTCGAATGGCAGAAGCTGCGCGAACGCAACGAGGCGCTGGATTGTCGGGTGTATGCGCGGGCCGCCGCCTGGATTGCGGGGGCAGACCGCTGGCCCGAGGCCCGATGGGCGGATCTGGAAAACCAGCTTGGGGTGGCGAAAACGGACGAGACCGACGCCGAGGCCAGCGCTGTACCGCGATCTCAGGGTCGGACGGCACCGCGGCGGCGGACGATGCGGTCAAGCTACATGGGGTGATCCGTTGGATCAGTGCAGGCAGCATTTCTTGAACTTCCTGCCGCTGCCGCAAGGACAGGGGTCGTTGCGTCCGACTGGAGGCGTCTCATGCGTGAATGTCTCAGTCGTGAGAGGCGTGTGAAGGACGTTTCTGGCCCTGTACTTTTTCAGTTCGGCGAAGAACGCGTCCGAATAGCCGTGCCATCTCGACAATTCGTCGATGGCATCGGTGATCAGGGATTTCCGGTAGCGGCGATTTGCTGGCGCACCGTCCGCATCTCGCGTGGTCTCAAGGTCCTTGAGGAAGTAGTCGAAATCGCAGTAATCTGCCGGGATCAGCCCGATTTCGAACGCCGCGCGCACCTCCTCGGTCATGTCTTCGATCCCGAGATTGGCGACGGCGTCCATCCAGCCGATAAGCACTTCCAGGGGAAGTTCTTCGGGGTGGCGGCTCCGGAAGCTCCGGAAGTAGTCTTCGATCGTCGCGCGATGATCGGGATGCAGTAGCGCGATCAGAACAAGGGCGTCCATCATTGAGGCGCGTGCAAATTCGTAGACCTTCGGGTCCTCGATCACCTCGAACAGGGGCTGCAGATCACCATCGAATGTCCCGCCAACCACGCGAAAGCTCGTCTCGGTGACGGCATCGCCGAGAAGGTATTCAAGGGTCTCGCTATCCTGACGCAGCAATTTCAGCACCGGGCGATAGGCATTCGCCTCGCGAAATTCACCGAGCATGTGAAACACCGGGACAAGCGCCGTGACATCGTCATCGTGCATCGCGGATCGGTCCTGATCCGCAAGCCGGGTGATCAGATCGACGAAGATCGGGACCATGGTTTCCCGATCTTCACGGGCTGCGGCCATGGCCGCCTTGGGGAACATGTCGTCGCGCGCGAGCTCGCGCGCAATCTCGGAAGGGGTCATCGAGTCGCTCCTGATCGTCGGTTGATGGCCCGACTGAAACATTTCTTCTGGTGAGGTCAATCCAAATGGCGACAATCACCGACCTCCGCGCCCGCCGCGACGCCCTCGCCGCGCAGCGATCCTCTGGCGTCGCGCGCGTCAGCTATGACGGCAAGACCGTGGACTATCGCAGCGTCGCGGAGATCGACCGGGCCATCGAGGCGCTAGATCGCGAGATCGCCGCAGCCGAGGGGCGACGCATCGTGCGGCAGATCCGCGTGACGACATCGAAGGGGCTGTGATCCATGGGGCTGTTCGATCGCTTCCGCCGTTCCGAAAGAGGCGGCCCCGCTGCCGTGCGTGCGCGCCTGGAGGGGGCGATGTCCAAACGCCGGCTGCGCGGCTGGAACCCGCCCTTGGAGAACATCAACTCGCTGGTCGCCTCCGGCGGTCCGCGCTTGCTGGCTCGCGCGCGCGAGCTGGTGGTCACCAATGGCTATGCCGCCAATGCCTGCGAGGCCTTTGCGTCCAATATGGTGGGCGACGGCATCAAGCCATCGTCGCTGCTCGAGCATGCAAGCCTGCGGGATCAGGTCCAGCGTCTCTGGCTGGCCTGGACTGACGAGGCGGATGCCGATGGTCTGACCGATTTCTACGGGCTGCAGGCCATGGTGGCGCGCGAGATGTTCGTCTCGGGCGAGTGTTTCGTGCGGATGCGCCCACGCCGAGCCGAGGACGGGCTGCTGGTGCCGCTGCAGATGCAGCTGCTGCAATCGGAAATGCTGCCGTTCGAAAAGACGGACACGGCCGCCAATGGCAATCGTATTCGCTGCGGGATCGAGTTCGATCTGATCGGGCGGCGCGTGGCCTATCATTTCCGCCGCAACCATCCGGGCGACAGCACCGATCAGCGCGTCGCCGTGCCGGAAACCGTTCGGGTGCGTGCAGAGGACGTGCTGCACATCTACCGCCCCATCGATGCGGGCCAGATCCGGGGTCTGCCGCATATCGCGCCGGCCATGGTGCGGCTGTTCCTGCTCGACCAGTACGACGACGCGGAACTGGATCGAAAGAAGACCGCGGCGATGTTCGCGGGCTTCATCACCAAGACCGCCCCCGAAGAGCCGATGATGGGCGAAGCGGAGGCGGATCCGGACGGGACCGCCATCGCCAGTCTCGAGCCCGGCACCCTGCAGGTGCTGCTGCCGGGTGAGGACGTGAAGTTCTCGTCGCCTGCGGATGTCGGCGGCGGTTACGAGGCGTTCCAGTACCGCACGCTACTGGCGGTCTCGGCCTCGCTGGGGCTGCCCTATCACCTCGTCACTGGTGATGTCCGGCAGGCCAACTATTCGAGCCTGCGGGCCGAACTGGTGGAGTTCCGGCGCCGCGTGCAGCAGCTCCAGCACGGGGTGATCGCGCATCAGCTCTGCCGGCCCATCTGGGCGCGCTGGCTGGAGACCGCGCAGCTGGCGGGGCGCTTGGACCTGCCTGATCCCGCCGCTGCGCGCATGGTGCAATGGATCCCTCCCCGCTGGGACTGGGTCGATCCGCTGAAGGACATTCAGGCGCAGGTGCTGGCGATGGAAGCCGGCATCACCTCGCGGCGCAAGGTGGTCGAAGCCACCGGCTACGACGTCGAGGAAGTGGACCGCGAGAACGCGGTGGATGCCAAACGCGCCGAGGGGCTCGGCCTGCGCTACCGCACCAGCCCGGGCGAGACGCAGGGCGCGCGGGCGACGCCTGCGGCCCGGCCTGATCCGAGTGACGGCGCAGGCGATGGCAAGGACCCGGGCACTGGCAGCGACAGCGCCAATACACAGGAGTAACACCATGAACAGTTGGTACACGATCCGCGCCCGCGACAGCGGCGCGGAGGTGCTGATCTATGACGAGATCGGCGCCTATGGCATCTCGGCCAGGGGCTTTCTGGCCGAGCTGGGCGCGCTGCCCGAGGGCACGGCCATCGATCTGCGCCTCAACAGCCCCGGCGGTTCGGTCTTCGATGCCGTCGCGATCCACAACGCGCTGAGCCGCCATGCCGGTACGGTCACTGTCTGGATCGACGGCATCGCCGCCTCGGCGGCAAGCTACATCGCCATGGCGGGTGACGGGATCGTCATGCCGGAAAACGCCTTCCTGATGATCCACGACCCGTCGGGGCTGGTGATGGGTAACGCGGCGGACATGCGCGACATGGCCGGAACGCTGGACAAGATCGCAGCCAGCATGATGCGCGGCTACGCCGCCCGATCCGGCAAGCCCGAGGACGAGATCGCGGCATTCATGGCGGCCGAGACCTGGTTTGATGCCGCTGAGGCGCTGGACGCGGGGCTGGCCACGCGCATGGCCGAGCCCGTGCGCATCGCGGCCAGCTTCGATATCGGGCGTTTCCGCAATGCGCCACCGGACCTGGTCGAGGCGGTCAAGGCTGCCGAGCCGATTGGGGCGCCCACAGCTGCTGACATCGTTGGAGACGCCAACGATGTTGCACCGACCACCGATCCCGCGCCATCGCCCGAGATGGACGAGTCCGACAGCACTGTTGCAGACGCCAACACTGCGCCTGATGCCACCGCCATCCGCGCCGAGGCCATCGCCCATGCGCGCGCCGTCGTGGATCTCTGCCGGCTCGCGGGTCAGCCGCAGATGGCGGGCCGGTTTCTCGAGGAGGAGGCAAGCCTCGATGCGGTCCGCGCC